CAAGCCCGGCGGAATCCTTTACCGCCGCTAACTTGCCCATTGGGCAAACCCAGAACCCGCCATTGAGCGGTCTTTATTTTAAACCCCCGAAAGGGCGGAACCCGGACGCGCACCATGCCCGAAAAGAACCCCGACTTATGGGCGCAGGTCTGGATGGCCCTATCTAACCCACTTTGGCAGGGCGCGATCATGGCCGTCATCGTCTCACTACTGCGAATCCTCTACGACGCAAAAGAGACCAGCAAACGCCGGATCTGCTTTGAAGCGCTGATCTGTGGTGCGTTGAGCCTGGTTGCGTCGAGCTTGATCGAGTGGATGACCTGGCCGCCCAGCCTGTCAGTTGCTGCCGGTGGCACCATCGGCTTTCTCGGCGTCACAGCCATACGCGAACTGGTGACACGGTTCATCGACCGTAAGGTGGACATCACATGAAAGCTATCGCCGCTGCAATCATCATCGGCCTTGTTGCCCTCTTGCTCGTTGGCATCCAGCAGTACCGCGTCGTTGCCCTCAGTGGCGCCATGCAACTGGAGACCAAGAGCAAGAACGAAGCCATTGCGGCCAATAAAGAAAGCGAGGCCACCATCACCACGCTGCGTGCCGAGGCACGACGCAACGCTGCATATCAGATAGACCTGGACCAGCGGATCAAGGCCAGTGAAGACAAAGCCAAACAGGCGAGGAAAGACTTTGAAGACCTCAAGCGCAACAGCAAGCCGGTTCGTGATTGGGCTTCTCAGCCTCTGCCTGACGGCCTGCGCGGCAAAGCCAGTGCTGGTAACAAAAACGTCAGCGGTACGAATCGACCCCCCTGAACTCATCCCCTGCGAACGCATCAATGCTGATGAGGCCGATCTGCGGCTGAATGGCGACGTGTGGGAGCTGAAGGATCAGGCCATCAAACTGCTGGATACGTGTGCTGATCAGGTTGACGCACAGATCCTGCGCAGCCAGAGCAAGTAATCAGAGAGGCAAGATATGAATCGTAAGCAGATCAACTTGGCGCAACAGATGTTCTACGAGCGCGAAAAGCTCCAGGCGCTGCTCGACACCGTCGTGTCGGGCAAAGGGCTTGCAGTCTCGATAGGCGGGACTTGGCAGTCCTGAAGACGTGGTGGCGGAAGTACAGCGCCCAAGCTGGAGCGGGAGGTAGGCATGGCCTGTAGTGGATGCGACGCCCGTCGCGAGTGGATCAAGAAGTGGAGCAAGGTGGCATATGAACGAGCACAGCAACTCCTTGCTAAGCCAGATCCTGGCCGAGCAGGTGAAGCAGACCGAACTGATGCGCTTGATGACAGAGCAGCAGACGCTGCTGATCGAAGCACTGAGTGAAGAAGAGCCAGAAGACCCTGATGCACCGCCCCAGACTTACCTGGACGGTACACCATGCCGTTGAGGCCGCAGAAACCATGCAATGCCCAGGGCTGCAACACATTGACCCGCAACCCTCGGTACTGTGACGCGCATAAGGATGTAGGCAAGCAGTTCGAAGTGAATCCGCGGGAGAAGCAACGCGAGACCAGCAGCCAGCGCGGCTACAGCTACAAGTGGCAACAGGCGCGCAAGGGCTTCTTGGCTAAGCATCCGCTCTGCGTAGAGTGCGAGCGCGTTGGACGTGTCACAGCGTCGACAGACGTTGATCACATCGTTCCTCACAAGGGTGACATGGACCTGTTCTGGGATCGATCCAACTGGCAGGCCATGTGTCATCCATGCCACAGCACGAAGACGGCCGCAGAGGACGGCGGGTGGGGCAACACCCAGGCTGTCCGGCCGCGCCGACCGAAATAAGAACGATTCTCGTCGGGCTTCACGAAAATGCACCGATATGGTGCGCGCGCCAGTCTGGTGCGGTGGGGCGGGTCAAAAGTCTGGTCCCTTTGGCTTCTAGACCGCGCCCTCAATCGTTTTTTTACACCCGCGAAATTAAAAATTCTGGAGTTGCGCGATGGGAGGTACCGCCACGGTCGCCGGCCGTGGTCGCAAACCCAAGCCGACCGCCAAAAAAGCACTAGCCGGAAATCCCGGCAAACGCGCGCTGAATAAGGCCGAGCCCGCTTTTTCGAAGATCACAAATGTTGATCCGCCCGAATGGCTCAGCGACCGCGCTTCGCAGATGTGGAAGATGATTGTTCCGGAGCTTCTGCGCGAAAACGTGGTCGCGATAACTGATTTACACAACGTCGAAGCGTTCTGCGTTGCATACGACAACTGGCGAATGGCGCAGGAGTCAGTCCAGGCCCACGGAATCGTGGTTACTGGTGCCACCGGCGGACCGATGAAAAACCCGGCACTGACCGCGGCAAACGAAACGATGCGGCAAATGGTTACGTTCGGTTCGATGCTCGGCCTTGACCCAGCCAGCCGCACACGTCTGATCGGAGGAAACAAGGAAAAAGAGACCAACGAATTCGCCGAACTATTGAGATCCTGAATGGCCAAGTCCGCCCACCCCAACGTTGATAAAGCGATGGTGTGGGGTAGGTCTCTGCTACGTGGGAAGGTGCCAGCTTGTCGCTACATCCATCAGGCAGTGCAGCGCCATTTCGATGACATGGCAGCCAGCCGCAAGCGCGGGTTCAGATTCAAGTTCGATCCGGCGAAGGCTGAGAAAAAGCTCAAGCTGATCCAGCTGCTGCCACATACCAAGGGTGAATGGGCGTTCAAGCGTCAACGGATCACGCTCGAGGGGTGGCAGCTGTTCGGGCTCGCCGTGACGTTTGGTTGGGTCAAAAAGAAGGGGGGGCACCGCAGGTTTCGTGAAAGCTACTGGGAAGTGCCGCGCAAGAATGGCAAGTCAGTCGTAGCCGGTGGCGTAGGCATAGGCATGTTCGTTGCTGATGATGAGTTCGGTGCCGAGGTCTATTCAGGCGCGACAACCGAGAAGCAGGCATGGGAGGTCTTCAGACCGGCAAAGCTGATGGTGACGAAATCGCCGATGCTGATCCAGGCTGCGGGCATCGAGGTCAACGCCTCGAACATGAACATCCCGTCCGATTTCAGCCGGTTCGAGCCTTTGATAGGCAACCCTGGCGATGGTGCATCCCCCAGTTGCGCCATCGTCGATGAATACCACGAACACCCAACCTCAGCTCAGTACGACACGATGCTCACCGGTATGGGGGCAAGACGTCAGCCGTTGATGTTCATCATCACCACGGCCGGCGCTGACATCGAGGGGCCTTGCTACGACAAGCGCCGCCAGGTCATCGAGATGCTGGCTGGCACGGTTCCAGACGACGAGCTGTTCGGCTGGATCTGGACGCTTGATGAGGGGGACGACTGGACAGACCCCAAGATGCTGGCCAAGGCCAACCCGAACCACGGGGTATCCGTGTTTCAGGAGTATCTGGAGAGCCAGCAGGCTCGAGCGATTCGGTCTGCGCGTTTTACCAACACGTTTAAGACCAAGCATCTAAACCTTTGGGTGAGCGCCAAGTCCGGCTTTTTCAACATGGAGGACTGGAAGTCCTGCGAGGACACCTCGCTTACGCTCGATCAATTCGAGGGCCAGGAGTGGATAGCTGGTTTCGACCTTGCGCGAAAGCTGGACATGAACTCAAGGGCTCGCCTGTTTTGGCGGGTGATCGATGGAAAGACTCACTACTACAGCGTGGCTCCCAAGTTTTGGGTGCCATACGACACGGCTTATGACAGCGACAACAAGCGCATGTCAGAGCGCTTTCAGGCCTGGCTGAACTCCAAACATCTGGAGGTCACCGATGGTGCCGAAATCGATTACCGCGAAATCCTCGAAGACACCAAAGAGGCGAACAAGCACGCACCGCTACGCGAGTCACCGATTGACCTTCACGGTGCTACTGGGTTGAGCCATGACCTCGACGACGAGGGTTTCAATCCGATCACCATCCAACAGAATTACACCAACATGTCCGACCCCATGAAGGAGCTGGAAGCGGCTATCACGTCTGGGCGGTTCCACCATGACGGCAACCCGATCATGACCTGGTGTATTGCCAACGTGATCGGCAAAAACATGCCCGGTAACGACGACGTAGTACGGCCCATCAAACAGGGCGATGACAACAAGATCGATGGCGCTGTTGCACTGATCATGTCGGTCGGGCGGGCGATGATGCAAGTCGTTGCCGGCGATGGCGGCGTGGACCGATTCATGGATTCAATCCGGGACCCAATATTCGAATGAACACAGCATCAATCATTTACCTGCTGACAGCAGTGCTGGGCTTTGCCCTTGCAGTGGCAGGCGTATACGTGCTGCTTGGCGTGGGTTGGGCGCTTATTGCCGCCGCTTCTTCGTGCTTCGTAGCGGCAGCTTTCATTCGAAGGGGGCTGACCGTTGGCTAAGTCTTTTAAATCCGTCTTGAACGGCGCAATCAACGCGCCGCGGTCATCGATTATCGATTGGGTGGGCAGGTCTCTCTCAGGCAGCGCTTCCGGAATTTGGGCGCAAACCGTGGGCAGCACATCCGCCAACGGCAAAACCGTGACGATCAACAAAGCCATGCGCCTGGCCGCTTGCTGGTCTTGCGTGCGCCTCATCTCCGAAACGATCGCAACGCTGCCGCTCGGCCTATACCGGCGCATGCCTGATGGCGGTCGTGAGGTGGCCGGTGACAATGACCTGCATTGGATTCTTAACACCAACCCGAACAGCCGCATGACTGCTGTGCAGTTTTGGGAGGCCGTAGTAGCTTCGATGCTGCTGCGGGGTAACGCTTTCGTCGAGATTATCCGTATAAGCGGCCGGATCGTAGCGCTTGAATTCCTGCTGCCCAACCGCATGGATTTGGATGTCGCGGACAACGGCGAGATTATTTACCGGTACCGGGAAAAAAACGGCCAGCTCCGCGATATTGCAGGCAGCAATATGATGCATATCCCTGCGTTCTCTCTGGACGGGCAAATCGGGCTATCACCCATCGCCTACGGCGCAGACGTATTCGGCGCGGCAATGTCGGCAGAGGACGTTGCGAGCTCAACGTTCAAAAACGGCATGCACCAAACCGTGGCCTTTGAGGTTGATGCAACGCTGAACAAGCAGCAGCGCGACGATTTTCGCGACTATGTTCATCGCATCAGTGGGGCGATGAATGCCGGTAAATCACCGGTTCTGGAAAAGGGTGTTTCCGCCAAGGTGATTGGTATCAATCCAGTGGACGCTCAACTGCTGGAATCTCGAGAGTACAGCGCTGAGGAGATCTGTCGCTTTTACATGGTGGACCCGACGCTGGTCGGTTACAGCGATAAGGCATCGAATTGGGGGACCGGCCTTGAGCAGAAGCTGCTTGGATTCCTGACCTTCACGCTGCGCAGCTACATGCGCCGCATCGAGGAAGGGATCAGTCGCAGTTTGCTGGCGCCTGCGCAGCGCCGTCAGATTTATCCCGAGTTTTCCATCGAAGGCTTGATGCGGGCCGATAGCGCCGCAAGAGCAGCGCTGTATTCGGGCATGGTGCAAAACGGCATCTACACGCGCGACGAATGCCGCATGAAAGAGAACCTGCCCAAAATGGGCGGCAATGCCGGTGTGCTAACTGTGCAAACAAACCTTTCGCCGATCGACAAACTGGGTCAGGGCGATGACGGGCAAGCCGCAAAGGCAGCTCTACAGAACTGGCTGGATCAGCCGGCAAACTCGAAGGAATAAATCATGCAACCAAAATCCAAGGCTGGCAGTTTTAACTGCGAGCTGAGCCCGCGCGCGCTCGACAGATGGAATCCGGCCATCAAAGCGGCCGTGGAGTCCACCAGCGATACCATCACCATCTACGGCGTTATTGGCCAAGACTGGTACGGGGAAGGCGTTACCGTCTCGCGTATCGACGCGGCCCTTCGCTCAATCGGCGACAAGCCAGCCACCGTGTACATCAATTCGCCAGGTGGCGACATGTTCGAGGGCCTGGCCATCTACAACCGGCTCCGCGAGCACAGCCAGACGATCACAACCAAGGTCTTGGGCTTGGCTGCATCGGCTGCTTCGGTGATTTACATGGCCGGCGCAAAGCGGGAAGTGGCCAGCAGCGGGTTTCTCATGATCCACAACTGCTGGACGCTTGCAGTCGGCAACCGCCATGACTTGCGCGATGTAGCGAACACGATGGAAGAGTTCGACGCTGCGATGGCCGACCTTTACGCGGAAGGCAGCGGCCAGGCCGTTGCTGACATTGCCGAGATGATGGATGACGAGACGTTCATACGCGGCCGACGAGCAGTTGAGCTCGGCTTTGCAACGGCCGTTCTCTCATCTGATGAGATCACCGAGCGTGAAGACGAGCAGGCCCAGCAGAGTAACGCGCTGAAAGCCATGGACATTGCTCTGGCGAAGGCCGGAATGGCCCGAAGCGAACGCCGCGAACTCTTCGCCAATTTCAAGTCCAGCACGCCGCGCGCTGCTGGCGGGGGTACGCAATACGCTGCCTCGTCCGATAAGCCCCGCGCTGTCGAGCTGGACCTGTCACCCCTACCGAAACTCAACTTTTCCTTTCCCGTATGAGGCTTCACACAATGAAGAAATTTCGTCTGTCACCGGCATTCTTGATGGCTGTGTTGTCCATCGCTGCCATGATCCCGCTGACCTTCGGTGCCACGCCCGAAGCAGTTATGGGTTCACTTTTGCTGGTGGGTATCTCCACTGCGCTCGTAAAACGTGGATCCTCTCACTATCGCGGCTGGAACGCTCAGATGGGGAAAATCGGTGAGGATGACATCGAAACCCAGTACAAGCAGACCCAGGCCAACCTCAAGGACATCGGTGATCAGCTCAAGGCACATGCCGAGCAGGCGCAGAAGAATGTCGATCGCCACGAGGGCCTAAGCAAAGAAACGTCGGCCAAGGTTGACGAGTTGCTGATGAAGCAGGGCGAACTGCAGGCTCGCGTGCTTGAAGCCGAGCAAAAGCTTGTCAATGCAAATCGTGACACGCAGCGTAACGAGACCCCGAAGTCCGCTGGCGAGTTGGTTGTTACCAGCGAACACATGGAAGGCGTCAATTCGTCTTTCCGTGGCTCCCGTCGCGTTTCCGTACCTCGCGCCGCAATCACCACCACATCCGCCGGTGGCTTGGCAGCCACGGAGCGCCTGGATACCGTCGCGCTGCCGGGCATGCGTCGGGCCACCATTCGCGATCTGGTTGCCCCCGGCCAGACCGAGGCAGGCTCGCTTGAGTACGTCCGCGAGACAGGCTTTACAAACAACGCCGCGACCGTAGCGGAGGGCTCTGCAAAGCCGTATTCCGAAATTACGACTGCCTTGGTAACGGCGTCGGTTCGTACTATCGCCCACCTGTTCAAAGCGTCGCGTCAGATTCTGGATGACGCAAAGGCTTTGCAGAGCTACATCGATGCGCGCGCTCGCTATGGCTTGCTGCTCACTGAAGAGTCGCAGTTGCTGTACGGCAGCGGTGCCGGTGCAAATCTGCAAGGGCTCGTTCCGGTTGCAAACCAATACGCGTCTCCAGCTGGCTGGACCGTAACCGGGGAGCAGCGCATCGACCGGCTTCGCTTGGCCCTTTTGCAAGCTGAGCTGGCAGAGTTCCCTTCGGATGGCATCGTGCTCAACCCGACTGACTGGGCGCTGATCGAGTTGATCAAAGACAGCCAGGGTCGCTATCTGATCGGTCAACCGCAGGAAGGCACTGCGGCTCGTCTGTGGAATCGCCCGGTAGTCGCAACCCAAGCGATGAAGCAAAACGACTTCCTGGTGGGGGCTTTCAAACTCGGCGCGCAGATCTTCGACCGGATGGAAGTTGAAGTATTGATTTCCACCGAGAACGACAAGGACTTCGAGAGCAACATGGTCACGCTTCGCGCTGAAGAGCGCTTGGCTTTTGCCATCTACCGTACCGAAGCCTTCGTCACTGGCAAGCTCACGGCTGCCGCCGCTGCGGCTTAAGCTGCCCAACCCCTAAAGTGACCGGCACCGCCGGCCCACCGAGGTGAGATATGTCAGATGTATTGATCAAGCCGCTGCGGGCTTACGAGGACCGCGGCATCATCCGTGATACCGACAACGAGCCTTATGCCGCGCCTGTATGGCTGGCCAAGGAACTGGAGCAACTCAAGCTTTGCAAGATCGTAGGCGAGGCTGGCGCAGCGCTGACCAACGATTCCAGTGACCGCTCGGCGCTGACGATAGCGAAGAAGGGGCAGCGCTGGATTGTTGTCGATGCTGAGGGCGCTCAGGTCGGTTACTTTATCGGCAAGAAAGAAGAGGCCGAAAGCGAGTTGGCCAAACTTTTGACCGCCACCACACCGGATCCCGCCGGCAATCCTGAAGCTGATGTTCCTAGCGAAGGACCGCCGGTTCAGGGTGAGAATTCGCCTCCGCAAACCGAGCAGCACTAACCGCCTCAGGAGTGAAACATGCCTGTTATCAGTATAGAAACGGCCATGCATCACCTGCACGCAGAATCCGAGGATCAGCCGCTCGTGGAGGAACTTCTGGGCGCCGCGGAGGAAGCTGTTATGCAGTTTTTGCAGCGGCGGTTCTATGCCGATCAGGCTGATGTCGAAAAGGTGAAGGCTGAAATCATTCAGCGCACCCAAGCCGCGAGAGCTGCATACCGGGCTGCGCTGGAGTTGGCCGACGACCCAGAAAACGCTGATATTCGCTGCCGTCTTCGCGAGCGCGCTCGCCAGTCATTGTCTGAAAGCTTTGAGCAGATTGATATGGACGACTTCGGCATCGTGATCAACAAGGCCATACAGGCAGCATGCCTGCTCAAGCTGGGCAACCTCTTCGCCAACCGCGAGGAAGTGGTAATCGGCACGAATGCGACCGAGCTGCCACTGGCCTCCAAGTCGCTGCTTATGCCATACCGCATAGGGATGGGCGTGTAATGCGTGCCGGTCGACTTCGACATCGCATTACGTTCCAGGCGCTGGGCCGACTGCAGGACGATAAAACCGGTGAAGAACTGGCGAGCTGGCAGACGGTGTGGGACAAAGTCCCCGCAGCGGTAGAGCCGCTGAGCGCCAGAGATTTTATTGCTGCCCAGGCCAGCCAGTCAGAGGCCACCGCGCGGATGGTGATCCGCTACCGAGCCGGTGTACTGCCGACGATGCGGATCCTGTACCGGGGTGATACCTACGACATCAAAGGCCCGGCTTTGCCCGATCCCGATTCGGGGCTGGAATATCTCACCATCTTGGTGGCCAAGGGGGTCAACGATGGCTGACTCAGTGGATTTCCAGCTCGAGGGAATCGACTCCCTCGTTGGCAAGCTCGAATCGATCACTCAGGACATGAAGCGCAAAGGCGGTCGTTCGGCGCTACGTAAGGCTGCCCAGCTGGTGGCCAACAAGATGAAAGAAGGCGCGCAGCGGATAGACGACCCTGAAACAGGCCGATCTATCGCGGACAACGTCGCGCTTCGCTGGAACGGGAAATTGTTCAAGTCGAGCGGGGACCTGGGTTTCCGGGTTGGTGTTCTGCAAGGCGCTGTCCTCAAGACGGGCGGCGACAAATCTGCGAACGCTGCGACGCCTCATTGGCGCCTGATCGAATTCGGTACTTCCAAAATGCGCGCGGATCCATTCGCGCGAAAAGCCTTGGCCGACAACATAGCCGAGGCTACAAATACATTCATCACTGAATACGAGAAGGCCATTGACCGCGCGATTAAACGAGCGGCCAAGGCTTCAGGGGGGGCGTGATGTCGTATGCACCCATATTCGCCGTGTGTGCTGCTGACGACGGGGTAACGGCACTACTCGGCGTCAGCCCCACCAGACTCTATCCGTTCGATGATGCGCCCGAAGGCGTGGCGAAGCCGTATGCAGTATGGCAGGTCATCACAGGCAGCCCGGAAAACTACCTCGCAGGCCGCCCAGATCTCGATGGGTTCACGTTGCAGGTTGATGTCTATGCCGCAACAGGCGCGCAGGCAAGGGCAGTGACCGACGCAATCAGTCACGCCATTGAGCTGCAAGCTTATGTGGTCCGCTGGGGCGGCGAGAGCAAAGACACCGAAACAAAGCTGTGCCGGTCGAGCTTCGATATCGACTGGCTTGTGCCCAGATAGCCGAAACCCATTCAACCGGCCCGCCATGTGCGGGTTTTTTATGTCCGACATTTGGAGAAAGCCATGTCGATTCTTACCCAAGGCACTCAGGTTTTCGCACTGGTGCCTTCCGCTTCCAATCCGGCGGTTCTCGAGATCATCGAGATCGAGTGCGCCACCGCATTCAGCCCGGGGGGCAACCCGGCAGACCAGATCGAGGTGACGTGCCTGAGTGACAAGGTCCGCCGCTACATGCGCGGTCTTCGCACGCCGGGTCAAGCGTCCCTGACGTTGAATGCTGATCCTCGTAACGCTTCGCACGTTCGTCTACACCAACTTTCCGAAGACGACACCATTGAAAGTGTTTCTTGGGCTGTTGGCTGGGCTGACGGAACTGCGGCACCTACTTTGAATACCGACAAGGATGATTTTGAACTGCCGCCCGCGCGCACCTGGTTCATCTTCGATGGCTACGTTTCTGACTTCCCGTTCGACTTCGCAGCCAACACTGTGGTGACTACGGCCGCCACAATCCAGCGCTCGGGCGGCTCCGCCTGGATCCGCAAGACAGCCAGCGCATAAGGGATTTCCATGAAACTCAGCCTTGAAAGCTTGAGGGGCGTAGGTGCGTTCACCGGTCGCCCGGTCGAAAAAGAAATCAAATGGCAGCAGGGCGAAGAAGAAATCGTCGCCACGGTCTACGTCAGGCCGCTGGGGTTTCAAACGGCGATCAACGATGTGCTTTCCGCAGCTGGCAGGCTTGAGGTTCATGCCGCCCGGATCGCTGCCAGCATCTGCAACGAAGAGGGAAAGCCTGTCTTCACAGTAGATGACATCACCGGTGACGCTGATCCCGAGCGCGGTGCACTGGACGGCAACCTGACGATGGCGCTGATGAAAGTCATTGCCGAGGTCAACAACCTGGGAAAGACGAAGCCCTCTCCGACGACGAAGAGTTCTGGCACGAGCTCGTCCTCGCCGGCATCGGCGGGCGCACCATCGCGGAAGCCAAGGAAACCCTCAGCCTGAACGAGTTCAGGTCCTGGATGAAGTACCGGGCGCTGCGTGGCTCTCTGAACACTGGAATGCGGGTTGAGCGCGGATCGGCGTTGCTCGCCATGCTGTACGCCAACGTGAACTACAAAGACGGCCCTTACAAGGTATTCGATTTCATGCCGCATGAGGTTGAGCCGCCCATCAGCCTCGAACAGGCTATGGAAAGCTGGGCATAAAACTTTAGAGGCCCGCATCAGCGGGCTGTGCAATTGGAGGCTGGTTTAATGAGCAAGTCACTGGGCACGCTCACGCTGGATTTAGTGGCCAGGATCGGCTCTTTCACTGGTCCTCTTGATAGGGCAAGCCAGGAGGCAAAGAAACGTAACTCTGAAATCGCAAAGTCATTTGAAAATTTGGCCAAGGGAGTGGGCGTTGCGATCGCTGGCGTTCCTGCAATTTTGACCGGACTGGTTGCTTACACAGCCAGCAGTTCCAAGGAAATCTCTAATCTTGCAGCGTTGGCTGGGTTGGGCACCACAGAGTTTCAAAAGTACGCAGCAGGCGCGAAGACGGTCGGCGTAGAGCAGGAAAAACTCGCGGATATCTTCAAGGATACGAACGACAAGCTGGGCGACTTCTTCAACACCGGCGGCGGCGAGCTGAAAGACTTCTTTGAGGTCATCGCGCCAAAAGTCGGCGTGACTGCCGAAAGCTTCAAAAAACTTAACAGCGCAGAAGCGCTACAGCTATATGTTTCCAGCCTTGAAAAGGCGAATGTCTCCCAAGCTGAGATGACCTTCTACATGGAAGGCATCGCCGACGAGGCTAGCGCCCTCGTCCCCTTATTGCGGAACGGTGGGAAAGAGTTTAAGCAGTTGGGCGAAGCTGCGGAGTCTGCCGGGGCTATTCTGAGCGTTCAAACCATCGCCGTCTCGAAACAGTTTTCGAATGAGCTTGTGGGGCTCATGCAGAACTTGCAGGGGACAAAAAACAAGATCGCCGATGATTTTATGCCTGTGGTTCAGCAAATGACCAAAGACCTTAATGACAGTATTAAGGCTGGCGGGGGCGTTACCAAAGTAGTGGGTGAAATGAGCGATAAGCTTGTAACCGCCACTGCCTTTATTGTCAGCGCCGGTGACGGCGTGGTGAGGGTTTCGAAAATCATCGCCAACACCTTGGTTGGTATGTTTTCTACTGCTGTGGGGTACATCCAAAAGCTTGATTCGTCTGGCCAGGCGGCGCTTTCCCAAATCAGCTTTGGTGAAGCCTCGAAAAAATTTGCGCAAAACTCAAAAGATATGGCCTCTGAAGCCAAAATAAATTTTGGGGCAGCTGCCGAGGCAGCGGCCGGTATCAAGGAAAGCCTTGAAACGCCCTTGGCTGGCGACACAATTCAGAAATACATAACCGATGCGCGCGCTGCGGCTGCCGAGTACCAGCGCCTTTTTGGCGGGGTTGGCTTCAGTGATCAGGGTGGCAAGGGTAGCGGCGTCGATCCCAAGGCTCTGGAAGCGGCCAAGCAGGCTGCAAAGGACGCGGAGTCCGCAGCGAAGAAACTGAGCGATACCTTCAAAGGTTCAGAGACCGACCTGCAGCGCCAGATCGCGCTGATCAATACCAGCGCGGATGCGCAGAAAAACGCCACTGAAGTGGACAAGATCCGCTTCGAAGTTGCATCGGGCAAGCTGGTCGGGATCAACGCTGTTCAGCAGAAGCGCCTCGAGGGTCTGGCATCTGAACTTGATGCTCTCCAAAAACTCAAGGTTGCGAACGAGGAAGAGGCCAAGGCCGTCAGCTTCCTTGCGACCCTCAAGGATGATAACGCTGCCACTCGCGGCGGCTTCGATATGGAGCTTGTTGGCGCAGGGATGGGCGACAAGGCCCGGGACCGCCTGAAGCAGGATATGGCCATTCAGGAGGATTACGCGCGCAAGGCTGCGGACCTCCAGGCGCAGCGCAACTCCGGCGATATCAGCGCCGAGTTGTACGCCAAAGAGACTGGCATGCTCTCCGAGGCGTTGGCCGAACGAATGGTCATACAGCAGGACTATTACAATCGGATTGACGAGGCCCAGTCCAACTGGATGGCGGGCGTGAGTGATGCCTGGCAGAACTACGTTGATGCGGCCGAAGACTACTCGGCGATCGCGGCCGATTTCGTGTCCGGCAGCCTGGATGATTTGACCGGTGGCCTGGGTAACGTGTTCTCCGACGTGGTCACCGGTGCAAAGGACGCTGGAGACGCTATCGCTGACTTCGCGGGGAACATGGCGAAGTCGGTTATCAACGCTCTGAGCGACATGGCAGCGCAGTGGCTGGTATATCAGGGCATTCAACTGCTCGTTGGCAAAAGCGGGCAATCGGCGGCGGCCACCGGCTTGATCGCCAACGCGCAGGCAGCGTCTGCGCAGGCAGCGCTGAACGCTTACGCATCTACTGCTGGCATTCCATTGATCGGCCCGGAGCTTGCGCCTGCCGCAGCCCTCGCTGCTACGGCGGCAACCACACCAATGGTCGCCGCTGTATCCGCATCAGCGCTCGCCGGTATGGCTCACAGCGGTATGGACAACATCCCGAAGGAAGGCACCTGGCTGCTCGATGGCGGTGAGCGCGTGCTCAACCCGAACCAGAACCGCGATCTGACCAAATATCTGGCTGATAAGGCCGGGAGTGGTTCTGGCGGTTCGCCGTCTTTCACCATCAACGCGCCAGTGAATGTTCAGGCCCAGCCCGGTATGACTGACGCAGACGCGGCCAGGCAGGGTTCGGCGATTTCGTCGGCGCTCGAGGCTCAGCTCGGACAGTTCTTGGATAGAGAAATGCGTCAGGGCGGACGTCTTTGGAGGCGCACGTAATGGCTGAGACATTCGATTTTGATGTGCAGGTCGGCGCGTCCGGTGATGTGAAGCAGCGTACCTGGTCGAACGACTTCGGCGACGGTTACACCCAGGCGGGCGGTGTCGGCATCAACACCAAGTCGCAAGCGTGGGATGTGACGGTGACCGGGCGGTTCGGCGCGGGCCAGAAACTTCAACAGGTCCAGGACTTTCTGGACCGACATGAGGGGTTCAAGTCATTCCTCTGGACGCCGCCAGGCAGCGGGCAGGGCCGGTACGCCGCCAACGGCTACAAGCTTTCGACACTTGGCGGTGGGCTTCACTCACTGTCCACGAATTTTAAGCAAACATTCAAACCATGAAACGACATGAAGCGGCGTGGCCGCAGGAGATAAAAATGGCGCATAAACAGGCCCTAGAGGCAGTAGATCGGCGAAAGTTGGCTGATCACTGGACTCTTGAGATAAAAAAGAATCCAGTGACAGGCCTCTGTTTCGCTACTGGCTTTAAGGTTTCCCAGAAATAACGCTGATGAGAGCGTCGACGTAGCTGTCATGCATCGTGTTATCAATGCCTTGGTAGTTTCTGCCCTTTACGCCTTCAAGCTGTTGAGCGATTTCGTTCGTGACATGGCTATCCCCAGCAGCAACTCCGCGAGCCAGTGCTGCTAAGGCATTGTGGTGGAAAATCATCGACGTCATGAGTGCTAGTTCAAGTTCCTCGAGGCGTCCTTCGACTGTCTGGTTACTCATTACTGCTCCTTTTAATTTGCACACCAGTGCGGTCCCCGGTCCATGGGTTCTCCGACAACGGACCGAGGCGGTTCGTTGAAGGCGCAAAGCTACTACGTGATCAGCAGCCCGCGTTACTGGCCTTTTGTCCACGCTGTACAACCGATCAGCTGCCGTCCAATCCCCAACCCCGCCAAGTGCGGGGTTTTTCGTAGGTAACCACCATGATTTACAGCGCGGACATCCAGAAACTGGAGCCCGGCAACCAGATTCGTCTGTACGAACTGGATGCCACACGGCTTGGTGCCACGCTCTGGCGCTTCCACGGGCAGGAGCATGAAGGCGACATCATCTGGCAGGGCCAGCTGTATTCCCCGATCCAGATAGAGGCCAGCGGCTTCGACATTCGCGGTGATGGTCGACCTGCTACGCCAAAGCTCAGGCTGGCCAACGAGCTGTCGGGTGTTCCGCGTGCAGTTTCGGCGCTGTGCCTTCAGTTCAAGGATCTGGCCGGCGCGAGCTTCAAGGTGATCGAGACGTTCAAGCACTTCCTTGATGCGGCGAACTTCGACGGGGGCAACCCAGATGCCGCAGACCAGTGCCGCACCAGCTTGTGGAGAATCGAGCAGAAGACCGAAGAGAACTTTTCGGCTGTCGGTTTCGAGCTTTCCAGCCCCATCGACATGGAAGGCCAGCAGCTTCCGTCCCAGCAGATCACCAAGCTGTGCCGGTGGGCCATGCGTGGTCAGTACCGCCAGGAGGCATGCGCTTACACCGGCACTGCGATGTTCGATAAGAAGAACGAACCCACTGACAACCCAGCGCTGGATCGCTGCGGGGGCTGGTGGAGCAGTTGCAAGTTGCGCGGCAATACCCGCCGGTTCGGCGGCTCAATGGGCGCAAGCCTGATCGCCAAGGGGTAACCATGCGAATCAATCAAAAGCTTCAGGACGCCATGCGAGCGCACGCCGAGCAGTCACACCCGGCCGAGGCCTGCGGGCTGCTGATCAAGACGGATGCCGGACGTGAGTACGTACCGTGCGGCAACGTGGCCACCAACCCGCTGCAGCACTTCCTGATCGACAAGCACGACGCTGCGGCGGCAGAAGACAGGGGCGAGGTGCTTGCCATCGTGCACAGCCACCCGGACCGCGCCGCAACGCCGAGCATGACCGATCTGGTCAGCTGTGAGCTGCATGAATTGCCTTGGGCGATTGTGGGCTGGCCCGGCGGCGATATTCAGTGGTTCAAGCCCAGCGGGTTCCAGGCACCGTTGCTGGGGCGGGACTTCTCGCATGGCCTGCTTGATTGCTGGTCGGCCTGCCGTGACTGGTACGCCCGCGAGGCCTCACTGCCGCTGCCGAACTTCGAACGCAAGGAACTGTGGTGGGAAGATCCGGACAGCCCCAGCCACTACGAAGAGAACTACGAGGCCTGCGGGTTCGTCAGGGTCGAGCAGCCTCAGCGCGGCGACTTGCTGGTTTTCCAGATTCCGACAGTGGGCAGGGCCTGCCACTTCCCGAATCACGCAGCTATCTACCTCGGCTCGGACGCCAGCCTGCACAGCGAGGACGCGCCAGCGCTGGGCGGTTCTGGCCCGTTCATCTACCACCACATGCCCGGTCGCCTGGCCGCCCGAGAGGTCTACGGCTGGTCGATGGCCAACCGCGTGAAACTGATCCTGCGCCACAAGGAATACACCCCATGACCATGCGAACCATCAAGTTGTACGGCGTGCTGCGCAAGCACTTCGGGCGCGAGTACCGCATCGATGTGCACAGCGTGCGTGACGCCGTGAACGCGCTGTGCGCGATGAAGCTTGGCTTCGAGAAGTTTCTGCGGACCGGCGAAGAGCGCGGCTTGGTGTTCAGCGTCTTCTGCGGCAAGCGCAACGCTGGCGAGGCCGAATTCGACATGCAGGGCAGCGACACCAGTGATATCCGCATCGTGCCGCTGATTCAAGGCAGCAAGCAGGCCGGTCTGTTTCAGGTCGTTCTCGGTGTGGCGTTGGTGGTTGCTGGCGCTTTTACGGGCGGCCTCAGCTCCGGTGTTGGTATGGCGCTTCTTGCTGGTGGTGCAGCCGTCGGCCTAGGCGGTGTCGTGCAGATGCTTTCACCCACGACCACTGCCAGCGTCGGCAGCAACAACGATGATGGAAACAATCCCAGCTATGGCTTTGGGGGCGCGGTGACCACCGTTGCCCAGGGCAATCCCTATCCCGTGCTCTACGGCGAACGAGAGATCGGCGGTGCCGTCGAGTCAGGCGGGATTTACACACAAGATCAGGTTTGATCATCAGGTAACACCAGACCCGCTTCGGCGGGTTTTCTTTTTTCTGGGGGCGGTATGGGAAGTGCGGTAGCAGCGCGAAGCATTCGCGGGAGCAAGGGCGGCGAGTCCACACAGAAGCAGCCGACGATTGCATTAAACAGCACAGCTTCCATTGCCACCGCGCGCATCGTCTACCTGTGGAGCTGGGGGCCGATCGTTGGCC